TCACTAACAACAAGAAACTGTGGAACCTGACTGCTTGGCTGTCTCGCCAACATTTGCAGAGTCTGATCGGGCATACCCTTGATGTCATCTTCCATCTGTATAATGTTTTGCATACTTATGTTCCCAGTGCTTTATATAGACCCACACCACCAATACCGGCACCAAGCAATGACTGAGCATCTGTAGGCCCAACACCGAATGAAGCCATAGTGCTTCCGGGTGTAACGGGCAAACCTTGCAAGATGTTGCTGAAGAATCCGATCTGCTCTCTTGGGAACGCTTGCTGACGCAAGAAGTCTTGATAACCAATATCCAAACCTCTTTGAGCCAACTGTCTTTGTATTTCCCCAGCAGCTTGTAGATTCTGCAATCTATCAAATGCCATCGCTTGCTCTTGACCGCCTAGAGAGCTTAATAACCTTGCAGCATCTAGAGCTTGACCCCTCGTTGCCTGATCAGCTTGTAATCCAGCCAAACCAAGCTGCGCTCGATCTTGAGCTGCTTGAACATTGAACTCTCTAGCTCTCATCCTCGCTTCGTTATCTGCTTGCCTTGCTCTCTCTTCAATCTCTTGAGCAGACAGACCCAACTGTGCAGCTTCTCTTCTAGCAGCCTCACTAGCTTGGAAAGCTGCTCTATCTTCTTGTTGTTGAGCCAATCTAAGTTGTTCGTTTTGCTGGAACTGCTGCTGTGCGAAGTCTTCTTGCGCTCTTCTTGCCGCATCTTCCTGCTGTTGTGCGGTAAGTCCCAGTTGAGCCGCTTGCTGTCTGGCACCCTCTCCAGCTTGAAATGCTGACTGTCTGAGTTGTTCTGCTTGCTGCAAGGCTCTTTGTTGTTCAGTGCCAGTTTGTAATCCGAGTTGCGCTTGCTGTAGCCTAGCCGCTCTGTCTGCTTCAAACGCCCTCTGCGCCTGATCAAACGCTGCCTGACCACCTCTAGCTTGTATATCAGCAAGTTGTTGAGATAAGTTTCTTTCTCTTTCTGCTTGCAGAATACCTTCTCTGTATCCACCCAAACCACCAGCCATAGCAGCTTGTTGAGCTATTTCTGCCGCTTGTACATCAGAGGCTCGTTTGGCCTCTCTTTTTTCAATATCTGTGACTAGCTGCTGATATGGATTCATATAGCTTTGGATTGTTGCAGCGTCTGCTACAGTTCCTGCTTGGAATCCGGGGCCAAAGTCAGCTTGACCAGTGTATTGAGTTTGAATATCTCTTGCCGTGTAGCCCGGATCAAACTGACCAGCCTGATAACCAACACCTCGCTGACCAGCTTGGAAACCCTGACCTAGATCACCAGCAGCATAATCGGAAGTTATATCCCCAGCCTGATAACCAGAAAACTGAGCTTGAGGAGTAAAGCCTTGAGCGATGTTTAGCCCTAGATTTGATGGTTGAAAACCTATTTGGGTAGCTATATCACTGGCAGATCGGATCTGTTGTGGAGCACCAGCCGCAGTCATCTCTGCTATGCCCGTCATAGCCGTTTGTTCAAAAGGATTGAACTCAGCTAGTCTTTGTCCGGGGAACGCCTCATACGGCCTTGTGCTTTCGTAAACAGTACGACCAAGCATTTCTTCATAGAATGGCCTTGCATACTCAGGAAGATTAGTCTGAGTAACTGTACTCTCTTGGGGGCCGCTAGGTGCTTTGCTGCCTTTACCCATCTTTTAAACTCCTCTCGTAAACAACATACGATCTTTCGTACCCGTCTTGCTGTAACCACTTCCAGAAACCAAGCCTTGCAGTGGCCTCTATGCCATCACAATCATTATCAACTGCCCAGTCTGTAAGCCTTTGTAACATATCCCAAACCCAGTCGTTGAACCTCTGACCGCCAAGAAACTGTATGCACAGCATCTTCTTGCTTGGATACATCACAAGCTCAGTGGTTCCGACTCCATCTATTTGATTTTCTGAATCAAAAGCCAGCCATAATTGTTGGCTGTTGTTTGATATGGACTGCAACAGAGAGTCCATATTCCATCTGCCCTTTGATCTAACAACCGCTTTTACCAAGTGGTGCTCTATCTCAGGCCAAAGTGTTTGTGCGTAATTTGCAGGGACTAAAGTAATAGTGTGAGTGATCTCTCTGGGAGCGTCCTTTCTGCGAACCTTATGTTCTCTTGATACATCCCTAAACTTGACTCGATCTATCTCTAATACTTGCTTCATGCGGGAAGCATACCTCCCATCTTGGCTGATATTGCGTCAGGCTGTTTAGTAGTGCCTGTCTTTTCCATTCTAACTCTGTCTAGCATACCATCTAGCTGCTCTACACCAGCATCTGTACTACCGTCACCTATAGAAGAAACAACATCTGCTGGCACCACATACTCGCCGGGAGATAGTGCCACTGGTTGCTGACCGGCTATCGTGCCTCCGATCATGTCATCCATTCCTCCCCCCTCTCCAACGATCTCACCCTCAGTTTGAGGCTCTGATTCTGATACGGCAGCTAGGGCTTCTTGCCTTAGCTGCTGGAAAGCTTCAACTCCATACTCATCAACGAATCTAGATATAACTATGTCTGACTCGTCCTGAGAAAGCCTTCCTAGCACAGCCATAATTGTTTGATCTATAAGGGCATTTGAATCAACTGACGGAGCCTCGCCTCCCTCCTGCATGGTTTCAAAGTCATAAACATCTGTGTAATCCCTATCTCTTTTTCTTCCTTTTCTTGGGATCTTTTGCTCTGTGACTTGCATAGCCATTTCTTGTATATCGCTCATTGGCATATCGCCGCTGACCATTCCATCTGTCAGACCAGCCAAACCAGCAAACTCACCAATATCAAAAGGAATCCTAAAGTCATCAGGCAGATCAATAGGAGGCACTGTGCCGGGAACATCAGGAGTTTCTTCTGTTGTTCTTTGTCTGAAATACATAATCTCTGGATCTATACCGGGACGATAACCCTCCAACTCTTCTGGGGTTATGACCTCTGGCCCTCTTAGCTGGGCTTGTCTAGACGCAGCAGATCCGGGGCCAAACCTGATATTACTCATGGTGTCTTCAAACGGAGCCGCAGCGGTTGTAGTTGTGGTAACAGTTCTTGATCTACCGCCCATTCTCATACCTACAGGCTCAGTGCCAATCATTGACGCCTCTTGCAAGGCTCTTTGATAATAATCTGGGTTAACCGAAACAATACCGCCTTCTGCATAACTAGGATCGTAAGCAGTGTATGGATTGTTACCACCAGATAAATCTAATCCATAGTCCCTACCAGCCAATCCAACAGCAGTTCCTAATATCTCTTCTGCTCTTCTTCCTTGTTCCTCTTGATCTCTTTCGTACTGCCTAGCTATTCTTTCTTGCTGCCTCATAGCATCCATTTGCGCTCTTTGCCCTTCTCCCACGGCGATAGGAACGATAGAGCTGGCACCCATAAGCTGCTTTCCAACTGCTCCGGGGTTAGTCGCCATAGCCTTTAATCTTCCACCAAAATTTAGATCTCGTAAGCTTTGACCATAAGCAGTTTTTGCCCCTGTCAAAGCCTGTTGTGCATCAGAAAGAGCCATAGAAGCGTCAGCAACACCTCTAGCTGCTGGAGATGTGACCGTTTCTAACGGGCCAATTATACTTGGATCTGCTTTTATAGCTGACAGATCGCTGGCAGATAAGCCAGATTTTAAAGCATCTTTACCCGCTTCTCCGGCTAATTTAGTAGCTTCAGTGACGCCTTCTTTAGCAGCATCAATAGCAGCAACAGATTCTGTAACCCCTTTTGCCGCATCTAATCCTGCGCCAAGTGCTTTACCTATGCCGAATCCTGTAAGACCGCTAACAAGTCCTTCTTTTAAATCACCAGTCAATGCAGTGGTTGCAAGCCCAGAACCTATAGCTCCAGCAGCAGCAGAACTCAATCCAGCGGCACCCAACACTCCTGCACCGGCACCAGTCAATGCAGCAGATCCCAACATACTACCGATTATTGGTGCCAAAAACGGTAGAAACGCCTCTGGTTGTCCCGTCATTGGATTAGTGGTCAGACCACCCGGAACCAAAGATGCTATGCCTTGAACCTCCGCTGGGTTCATGTGGACAAGCATACTGTCTCCGTACCTTCCGTACTGAGCCATCTGATCTGCAACACCTTGCAATGGTGCTGGCTGCATTTGACCGTTTACATAATTCATTAACTTGTCTCCACCCCGAATAGGTTAAAACTAACATTTGCTGCGCTTGCGTATACCTTGACCACATCTGTCTGAGCCAAACAGATACCAATAACTACCGTTCTGCTTGTGGTTGCTGCTAGGTCTTCATCAAAGAAAATAAACTGTTTGTCATCAGCTCCAGCACCAGCAACGTGAATACTTACCCGAAACGTAATACCAGAGCCGCCTCTGTTGCAGATCACAAGTGAACTGACAGTTGTTTGTGTCAGATTAGGAACCGTGTAAAGAGTAGTAGTCGTTGTAGCCGAAACATCAGCCTGACCCAAAACCTTTATAACATCTGTCATGAGGCACCCATGAGAAGAAACTGAAACCTTCTCATTGCTAGAGATCCTTCTTTATCACCCTGAGTTTTAGCTAGTACTACATCGTTTTCTATTTGATCTATAGTCAACTCTATAGTTCTTCTGTTTATTGCTTCTGCTCTTGCATCGTATTCAGGAGTAGGAACAGGTAATGGTGTTGATCTTGTTTGTGTGCTCATCTTCTTCCATCCGCTTTAACATCAAATCTTAGATCACCAAGCCTCCATCCGTAACCCAACCCTGTGCTCTCCACCCTAACTATTTGATGCCTAGCCCTAGCCCTAACATGATTCTGGGTGGAGGATGGCGTAATTGTTGATGTTGATAAGGTTGTTGCCGACTGCAACGGAAAGTCTTTTCCTTTTAGCGTCATACTAATCGAGGCATCGCTTGTGGCACCAGTAAACGCAAAGTCAGGCAAGATGCGCTTGATCATCATAAACCTTTCGCCTTCCTGAACCTCAAGATCCCCACTCTCGACAAAAGCATTCATCGCTGATCCATCATCATCAAACCCATTCTCATGGTAGTAGAGATAATTATTGTTACTTGTGGTAACAACTGAAGTAGCCATAGGGAAGTTTTGTGTTCCAACGCCTTGCCAAGCCGCTCTCTCTAGGGTTCCTACAGACCAAAGATTTTCTGCATAATTATAGCTAACGTAGTTTGTTATCTCTGTAGCCCCGCTTCCTACTGGATAGAACCACATAACTTCAGAGAATGCGTTGTTTTCTGCTGCAAAAACCTTAAATGCTTGGCCTACATTTAAATTAGAAAAAACAAATTCTTTTACTGAACAAGGGAGAGGTTGAACAGATCCGTTATAAACATAGAATCCACCCTTATCCATGAAGTAAACAGATCCTCTCGCATTAACAGCAGCATTAGGGCTGATCATTGATATGTCAGTGCTGACCGTTTGAATCTGAAATGTAAACGGCGCACCGACAAACCTCATTGAGTGCAAGCTTACATCTGTAAATACCAGTATCTCTTGTCTTCCCTGAACAGCACCAATAATCTGTGATCCAGAGTTTATTCTTATGCCGCCAGCAGTATTTGTTGCTGTAGGAGTCCAGTCAGTTGCGTTCTCTTGATCAGAGAATCTAATAAACAAAGGATCTATTTGACTAGATCCAATCGGATTAACACCAAAAGCTATAACGTGCTGATCTATATCGCTCGTCATAATCTGCAAAGCTATCGTGGGCTGATCTGATCCGCTAAGACTTGTGATGTTTACAGCTCTGCTGCTAGTGCCGCCAGACTCATCCCAAAAGAATATACCTCCACCTCTAGCATTAAAGAGCAAATCTTCTCCGAAGTTATCTTGGCTAAACAAACGTAGTTGTCCGGCAGCGGATATGCTACTCGCGCTACCCCAAGCAGACATTCCGTATGATCCAGCACCCCATCCAGTGCCTTCCAAAAAGTCATTCAATCCTGTGTTGATCTGATACGCACCAACAGTAGAACTACCACCATTACCTGTATCACTACTATTTGCTGTGACCGTAGTTCCGCTCGTGTCTTTAGCAGTAAACTCATAAGTGTTTACAGTAGGAACAGCAGTGATCTGATATTCTTGATTTAACACAGCCGCAGTTATGTTCCCGCCTAACGAAGCGGCACTAGAGAATGTAACAAAGTCGTTTACCACAGCACCATGAGATGTGTCTGTTGCCGTGATCGTGCTTGATCCGTTAGTGGCAGCAAATGTTACATCGCCAGCGGATGTTGTGGATCTGATCGGAGTAATGTCATTGAAGCTATTACCCTCTACCACATAAAACTTCAGGTTAGTGCCAAGACCGATATACCTGATTGACTCTAACGATGCCCAGTCATGTATTGATCGGCAAACACCCAAAAAAGAAGTTTCTGAGTATTTAACCCAACCACCTATCTTTTCCGGCCTTCCTTGCCTGAACCTTATCTTGTCGGCATCAAACCAACCAGCATCAGCAGAGTATTCTGTTCCCTCTTTGTTTACACCGGGAGCAAACTTTATCTTGCTAAGTGGCATTTTTAAGCTCTACCTCTCGCGCCTCTTCTGCCTCCCTTTTTCTTTTTCTTGGGACGCTGTATTTTTCTTGTCTTTGGTTTTTTCTCAACCTGTTGCGTATTTATCTTTGGAGGAATCCCCATGATTTGTTCTGGATTTATATCTGCTGGCGTTGCAGCTCTTCTTTTATCTGCTGCCGTAGAAATATCTGGTATTTCTTTCGTCCTTGTTGGAATAGCTTGAGTTATGGGCTTCCTACCTTTTCTTGGTGTAGGTATAGCAACCTCTGGTTCAGGCTGTATTACTGCAACCCTTCTTCTAATCGCATCAAGATCTATTTCAGGTGGCACAAATGGAACCGGCCTAGGCTTCGGAGCAGCAATAGGCTTTACTGGGATGGGAGGTGGAGGGGGAATGTTAGGAATCTCCTCTCTCCCAACAAAAGGCAGATTTAGACCTAAAACCCCAGACATATCTTCAGGCCCACCAGTGCTAACAACCGGAGGCATTGGTGGTCTTACAGGAGGTGGAGGCGGTGGAGGTATCATTGGGTCAGAAGGTCTGCCTACACCAATCAAAGACCCTATGCCAGATTCAATAGGGACTTGCGGTCTAATGTCATCAATCCGAGGAGGAATAAAAGGTATAAAGTCTTCACCCGGAACTTGCGGTCTAACATCATCAACAAAACCACCCGTCATAGGTGGCTCTATAGGATTCATCACTACACCACCAGCAGGAAGAACGCCTCCCGGCCCACCTTTATCACCACCCATGCCGACAGACGGCCTGACTGATCCCATGATCTCTTCTTTTGTAGGCATCACCACTTCACCAGAAGCGATCCTTGCAGCAGCATCAGCAGCGGCCTGTTCAGCAGCGGTTTGTTGCGCTGTTTGTTGAGTCGCAGCCGCTTCAGTATCGGCTTGAGCTTGGGCTTCAG